CATCCCACACATTAAGCGCGACTACTATTAGTGGCTCAACCGCAACATCTGCATTTGCGCCCCAAATACAGACAATTATGGTGACCGCAACTGCTGCCTGTTTCGTTGCTTTTGGTGCATCTCCCACTGCTGCAACAACTTCTACATACATTGTAGCGGACACCCCATATTTGTTCCGAGTAAATGGTTCAGATAAGTGCGCGGCAATTACCGGGACGGGCACAGCAACAGTCTACATTACTGAACTGTCTAGATAATGGCTATTGGAACCTACGACGAGTTAAAGACCGCCGTAGCAAACTGGTTAGACAGGAACGACCTGACAGACAGGATACCAGAGTTCATTGCTCTGGCGGAGGCCCGTATGAACAGGGTTCTGCGTCTGCGGATGATGGAATCCAAGTACACGGCATCTACCGTAGCCTCTCAGAGGAACTATGCGCTTCCTACTGGTTATATACAGATGCGTAACTTTCAGATCAACACTTCCCCAGTAACCCCGCTTCAGTATGTCTCCCCCGAGATATACGATAGGTTATGGGGCGGTAGCACTGGCGGAACCCCGCAGTTCTACACCATTATAACCAATGAAATTCAACTGGATCCAGTCCCTGGCTCTGTATTGACTCTGGAGATGCTTTTCTACAAGAAGATAACGGCACTCTCCGGCACCAATACTACAGAACAGATGCTGACTGATAACCCAGACATCTACCTGTACGGTGCGCTGTTAGAGGCTGAACCCTTTATTATGAACGATGAAAGAGTAGGGTTGTGGGCGAAGGGATTTCAACAAGCTGTCGCAGACCTACAGGAACAGGATAACAAGGATCGTCACTCAGGCTCTGCCTTGCGGGTGATGAATACGAGTGGCTACTATTGACAGCCCCTATTACATGGGCTGAAGCTACCACTCCAATCCTGTGGAGCAATGTAGGGATAAACTGGAACAGCCCCGCTAAAGCTAACTCATCTTCATTTGCTGTTAGCGCCGGTTATACTCATAGCACAGCCGCAACCTTTGCCTCGTCTGGCACCTTTGCAATAACAGCAGACGACACCAAAGCAGCGGTATTAAGCGCAACAGGTGCTGCAACCTATGCGATTAACTCAGACTTTACGGGTTCTGGGGCGATCTCATTAAGTTCCTCGGCAACGTTTGGGGCTTCGCTAGGAAATACAAACTCAGGGGCGCGTACTACAAACCCATCCGTAACGTACGCCATAGAGCAGGATTACACCCCCACCGGGGCGTTAAGCATTCCAATATCGGTAACTTACGCTCTTTCTGGGGGATATTCGTCAAGCAGTGCTTTTCTGTGGAACAGCGTTAGCGATCCCACAACTACATGGTCTGATGTGTCAGGCCCGACAACTACATGGGCTAGCGTATCCGACCCATCAACTATATGGACCAAGGTGGACTATCCAAATTGAAAATGCAACCAACAATGAAGGCCGATGGAGGTCTAAAAATGAAACACGATAATGACTATAATATCGGTCTGAGGAGCGCTTGGGAAGTTGTGTGCAAGGGTTCTGACGGCAAGGAAAAATGGCGCGAGGTCAATAACAATCTAGTTGTTACCGCCGGTTTGAACGCTGTGCTAACAGAATTTTTTAAGGGGTCGGCCTATACAGCGTGGTGGGGTGTTGGACTAAAGGGAACTGGAACTGCCCTAGCGGCGGATACTATGTCATCGCATAGTTCTTGGTCGGAGATAACGGATTATACTCAGAGTACCAGACCAGCAATAGTTCTCGGCACCCCATCCGCAGGAAGTGTAGATAATACCGCGAGTAAGGCAGATTTCTCAATCAATGGTACAACCACTATATACGGTGCGTTCTTGGTTAATGCTAGTGCAAAAGGGGGAACTGGTGGAACACTCTACGGAGTTGTAGATTTCGGGTCTTCCAGAGCGGTCATATCTGGTGATACGCTCACAGTTACGGTAACACTTACCGCAGCGAGCGCATAATGGGCGTTGAAACAGCCGCTTGGGTAACACAGTTAGTTGCCACTAACCCTGTTGTTGGCGATCCCGTTGGAGAGGGTGACGATCATTTAAGGATGGTAAAGACCGTTTTACAGAATAGTTTTCCCTCTTCGTCTACCACAGCGATAGTTCCTGATGTTTCAGGAGAGACAGGCAAGTATCTAACCAATGATGGAACCGACACTTCGTGGGGGACCCCTAGCGCGGCAAGCGCAGGATTTGCCGTCGCAATGGCAATAGCCCTATAGGATAATAAAATGGCACAAGATTTCACAAAAGATTATAAATCTCAAGTCACAAATGCCGCGCATACTCTGAGAACCGCAAACTCAAATGATGCGCTGATAGGCATTAGGTTGACGAACATTACAACCTCTGCGTTAACGGTAGATGTCTGGATTGATGTAGCGGCAGCAGGAACGACAGCCTCGATTGTTTATCTTGCCGATGACCTTGCTATTCCGCCAAAGTCCTCAGTCGAACTTATACAGGGTGGGGCAAAGATTGTCATGCAGAATACTGACTTACTACGGATTCAGTCATCTGCTGCAACATCTGTAGCGGCTTATGTCAGCGTGGTTGACGCGATCTCAGCATAGGAGGCATCATGGCAGAAGAACAGAACGGCACGTTGTATATAAACGCTCCTCCACCCAAGGAGGGGTTCTTTACCCATGTTGAAACTATTGATGGGGATTATAATATAGATTCGGCAGTTTGCGCCGGTCCTGTTACATTTACGGGAACTGTGACAGTCGCAGGAACTCTGGTGGTCGTGTGAGCGAAGTCAAAGTCAACAAAATCTCCCCACGTTCTGGGACGGACGTGACTCTGGGGGATGCGTCAGATACATTCACTATTCCTGCATCGGCAACTCTGGACGTTAACGGAACTATCGACGTTACAGGCGCAACTGTCACTGGGCTGAATGCTGGAACATCTTGGCAATCGGTGCAAACCACAGGGTTTACTGCTGTTGCCGGAAAGGGCTATCCTTGCAATACCACAGGAGGAACATTTATTGTAACCCTTCCAGCAAGTGCCAGTGTTGGAGATACTATAGAACTTGTTGATTATGCTGGTACATTTAATAGTAGGCCACTTACTTTAGACCCGCAATCATTGAATCTAAAGGGCTCTACAGATGACCTTTCTTTGAAGCGTTTAAGGGAGGGTGTTAGACTGGTTTATATGGATGCTACTCAAGGATGGTTAGTAGCAACATCTAATGCCGAAACTCCCGCTCTGACACCAGTGGCATACACAGTTGAGTATCTGGTTATAGGTGGTGGTGGAGCCGGTGGCGGTGGTTATAGGTCTGGAGGTGGTGGAGCAGGAGGATATAGAAACTCTTACGCATCTGAAACATCTGGACGAAACTCAACAACTGAAACACCTTGGTTAGTAGAGGATGCCAGCGTAATAACTGTTACGGTGGGAACAGGTGGGGCTGTTAGTTCCAATGCTGCTGGCTCACAAGGTGTTGCGTCTTCAATAGCAGCAACTGGGCAAACCACTGTAACATCTTACGGGGGAGGTGGTGGAGCGACTTACTCATCTAACGCTGCTGCTGGAACTTATGGTTCAGGTGCAGGAGGAGGCCATGAGGATAATGTGGCCCATGCTGGTTCAACTGGAACATCTGCACAGGGATTTGATGGTGGTGATGCCACTGCCACTACGAATCAACAAGGTGCTGCTGGTGGTGGTGCATCAGCGGATGGCTCAGATGGTGGACTATCTTCTGACGTTAGTGCTGGAAATGGATTATCTTCATCCATAACCGGGGCAGCAGTAACAAGGGCAGGTGGCGGAGGAGGAGGCTCTTACGGTTCTGGTGGATTCTCTGCTGGTGGAACTGGCGGTGGTGGAGGTGGAGGTTCATCCACTGAAGCAGACGCTCACTCAGGAATAAGCAATGGAAATGGGTTCTGGTATCCCGCATCTGGAACAGATAATACTGGAAGTGGTGGTGGAGGTTCCGGTGACACTGGTAACGGAACGCAAAATGGGAAGGGAGGCACAGGGGTGGTCTTTTTAAGGATGCTTACAGCAGATTATTCAGGAACAACAAGCGGCTCTCCAACAGTTACAACGGATGGGAGTGATACGGTACTCACATTTAATTCAAGTGGGAGTTATACAGGATAATGGCTAGAACAACTATAAGATTAGGCTGGAGTTAAATTATGAGCGAAGTAAAAACTAACAAGGTCAGTCCATCGACAGGAACTGCATTTACTCTAGGTGATTCTGGCGATACGTTTACGCTCCCCTCTGGGGCTACACTGACGGTTTCTGGAACCTCAACGATTGCTTCCCTTGGGGCGAGTACCGCTTCTGGAACTCTCTCGATGGCGGATAATATTGTTTCGCGTCCAGTGATGAAGGATTATGGTGAAACAGTAAACGCTATAGGTGCTATTGGCGGTGGTACACAAGACATCGACCTAACCCTTGGCAACGTTGTTACGGGTACGGTTGATACGTCCACAACTACGTTCACCTTCTCCAATCCTCCAACTACAGGTACAGCGGGATCATTTACTCTGATCCTTACTAACGGTGGAAGCCAGACAGTGAACTGGCCCGCTGCTGTAGATTGGGCTGGAAGTACTGCACCCACCCTGACAACCTCTGGTATTGACGTAATCACATTCACCACTATAGATGGGGGAACTATCTGGTACGGATTTGCTGCTGGCTTGGATATGGGCTAATGCCACTAGGCACACATAAAGCAACTCTGTTCGGCGTAGCGGGAGTCAGTACAGGAGGAGATGTAGTTCTGCTTTCTACGCAGACTGCTTCTGATTCATCGTCATTAGATTTTACGTCTGGGATTGATTCAACTTACGGGGAATATATCTTTAAGTTTTACAATATAAACCCTGCTACTGATGGGGTGACATTTCAATTTCAGGTAAATGCGTCAGATGATGTTGGCGGAGATTTTGATGAGAGTTATATCACCTCCACCTACTTTAAGGTAGAGCATGGCGAGGACAATACGGTGCAAGGGCCGGGCTACGACGCAAGTAATGATCAAGCGCAAGGCACGGCGTATCAATATCTCACCGCAGGTATGGGTAATGGATCGGATGAATCTGGTGCCGGGGAATTACATTTGTTCAATCCATCCAGTACAACTTATGTAAAGCATTTTTATAGCACAGCGCAGTATTACCATCTCAGCAATTATTCTATAAACGCGTTCGCCGCTGGATACATAAATCAAACCCTCGCCCTTTCAGAAATTTCCTTCAAGATGTCATCAGGAAATTTTGACGGCACTATAAAAATGTGGGGAGTTAAGTAATGGCAATGACGCTGCTAGCAGATAACACCGCCGATACAACTGATCTTGCTAGTGTTGAATTTACTACTGGTATAGACAGCACTTACAAACTTTATATCTTCAAGTTTTATGATGTGAATCCTGCTACGGATAGTGTTCATTTTCAGATGGAGGGTTCAACTGATTCTGGCTCGTCTTATGGTGTGACAAAAACAACGACTGCCTTTCGAGCGATTCATAACGAACCTGACTCGGCGGCATCCCTGTCGTATGAAACCTCAAACGACCTAGCGCAGTCAACAGATGCTCAAGTCCTCGCGGAAAGCGTTGGCAATGGTGCTGATGAATGTTGTGCGGGTGAGATTTTCCTCTTCAACCCTGCAAGCACAACGTATGTGAAGCATTTTTTGTCACGATCACAATACTATCAAGCCGGGGATTATTCGATTGATTTTGCGGCGGCGGGATACTGGAATACAACAAGCGCGGTTGATGCTGTTCAGTTCACCATGTCGAGCGGCAATATGGATGCAGTAATAAAAATGTACGGAGTTGGCTAATGGGTATACCAACACTGATAAAAACACAGACCGCTTCTGATTCTGCTTCACTTGCTTTTGTAGATGGAACTTCAGACGTAGTTCTTGATAGTACATACGATGAGTATATGTTTGTATTTACGGACATAAATCCTGCTACTGAATACTATGATTTTGAATTTCAGTGTAGCATCGACAGTGGGTCAAACTATAATATTGCGGTGACAAGCACAAGCATTGAGGTTCATCATTGGGAAAACGACCAAAGCGCCGCCATGGACTACTCGACTTCTGGTGATCAGGCTCAAGGAACCGCTTATCAGAAAATGAGTAATAGAATAGGTGCTGGCTCTGACGAAAGTGGTGCAGGAATTTTACATCTTTTTAGTCCAGCCTCAACTACCTATGTAAAGCATTTTTACTCTAGGTGGGTTACTTATTTCGGCCATGCTACAGAAGGTGATGGTGAAGGTAGGGTAGATGATGATTTTACTGCTGGATATTTTAATACAACTTCGGCAATTGATGCCATATCTTTCAAAATGTCTAGTGGAAATTTTGACGGCGTAATTCAGATGTACGGTATTTCTTAATTTTAGGAGCAATTTAGATGGCAAGACACAAAATGGTCAACGGTGTGAGAGTAGATTTCACACCAGAAGAAGAAGCGGCGCGAGATGCCGAAGAGGCGGTATGGGCAGCGGGTGCTTTTGACCGTGCCATTGCAAACTTGCGCGAAGATCGAAACCGCAGGCTCGCGGCTACGGACTTACACGCCCTGCAAGACGTAACCCTTACTGAGGATATGCGGGATTACCGACAAGCACTGCGAGATTTACCAGAAGGGCTAAGTACGGTAGATGATGTGGCCAATGTGGCTTGGCCAGAGGTATAAATTATGGCACTAGAAAGCGCATCATACATTGATGGATTAGTTACGACAAATCCCACTGGCTCAGACTCCATATCGCAGGGCGACGATCATATCCGTTTAATCAAAACAGTTCTAAAGGCCTCGCTGCCTAATGTAACTACTGCAACGACTCCGTTAGTTAGTGTAACTCACGCTATCCTGTCT